CTGGTGAACGAGCAGTAAAATCTAAGGGCGAAAAATACTTACCTTATCCTGTCCCCTTGACTGACGATGAGCGTACAGATGAGTTTATGTTGAAATATGAAATATATAAACAGAACGCTCACTTTGTTGAATTCACCTCCGATGTAGTTGACGATCTAACCGCTTCAGCATTTAGGCGTGATGTTACTATTAGCGAAGACCTGCCCCTAGAAATGGAGTATGTGGACTATGAAACTATGGCTAAGGAAATACTGCCGCTAACGGTCGCCTATGGCAGATGCGGGGTATTAGTCGATTACCCAACTGTTAATGATCCAAAGTTATCAGAAGACAGGATGAATAAGGCTTTTTATGTTGTTTATCAGCCGCTAGATATCATCAACTGGGATTATGTTCGCAGGTCAGGGGTCAATACTCTAGTACGCATTGTATTACGTGAAGAATCAGAAGATGAAGATTTTACGTGGCAATATAGAGAATTATATTTAGATAGTGAGACGGGGAATTACACGGTTAGGGTCCATTACAATGATGGCGCTATTGTAAGTCAACCAATTGTCCCGATGGCTAACGGGCAAACATTAAAATTTATCCCTTTTACTTTTGTTGGGGTCACTTCTAACAATTTAGATATAGATAAATCGCCAGTTATAGGCATATCAAACACTAATCTAAAACATTATCAGACATGGGCTGAGATGGCGCATTGCCAGACTTATATCGGGCATCCACAACTAGTATTGACAGGCTTGCCTTCTGGGTTCAATAAAAGAGCGCAGCAAGATAGCATCAAATTAACACTAGACGCATCAAATGTATTAGCTTTAGAAGGTGAAGCGGCAAGTGCTAGTTTGCTAGAAATAAGCGGGACTAATTTAATGCACTATCAGACCCTAGCTTTATTGTCTGAAATGATGGCAGAACAGGGTAGGCGCGTGAAGGCTTCAATGAGTAAAACAGGGGTTGAAAGCGTTGAAGCCATAAAGGTTAGACATGCGGGTGAAATATCAAAATTGGGTCAGGCAGTCCAAAATGTTGAACTAGCATTAAAGCAGATTCTCGAGTGGATGGCTCAATTTATGGGGTCAGAATTAAATACTGATGTGAATATTAATAAGCAATTTTTCCCGCCTACAATCGATGGTAAGACCATTCAACAACTATCATCTTCTGAAATGTCAGGAACATTGCCAAGGGGAACAACTACAAGGTATTTGCAGGAGCTAGAATTAGGTGGTATTGATCCGAACACTGATGCGTTACAGCTATTAAGAGAGGGTCAAGAGAATGATCCTTTATTGCCTCAAATACCTGAAACTGATGGCGGTTCGTAATGGCTTTTACTGATTCTCTAAACGCTCAATTAGCTATAGAAACAGAGGCGGCAGATTACGCTGAATCATTGTATCAAGCATTATTAGGTAGTGTTAATACAGCTTTTGACAATTCGAGCAGGGAAGCCGTTCTGGAAGATTTAAGGGCCTTGGCTAGACTTGATTTGTTAGATAGTCAGGCAGCTATTGAGCGGTTAGGTTTGGAATTTAGTCAACTAGGTGCAGATGCTTTAAACAATGATTTGAGAATCACCAGAAGGCAACTAGATGCAGCGGTGTCAATCAACGGCAATGTGCGAGACATGGCATCAAGAGTGAGCAGAGATAGCTTAGATCGAATCACGCGCGCAGCGGCTAGTCTATTTGCTGAAGATGCGAGTGTCGAGGAAGTAAGAAAGGCGATTGTTGGCACTTCAGAACTAAACTTTAGAGATGGTCAATTATCGCAAATAAGGGCAGCTAATGAAGCCACTTTTAAAACAGCGCAGAAGCTAGCTTTTGAGACGGGACAGAATATAGCAAGGCAAGAAGACCCTGAGGTTATCGGCTATCAATGGGTGTCAGTGCTCGACTCAAGGACTTGCATAGAAGAAAGCCAATTAGTATCAATGGCAGACGGAAGCAAAAAGCAAATAAAGGATATTGTTGAAGGAGAAAAGATAATTACCCATCTGGGCAATAAAAGGTTAGTAATTGCTAGTGAAAAAACAGGTGAAATGGAATGTTTTGAAGTTACATTTGAGGATGGCAGGGTATTGGTTTGTACAGAAGATCATAAAGTATGGACTGGCTCAGAATGGGTGGCAGTAATTGATTTACCGCGAGTGCAAGAACAAAGTAATTAGAGGTATACATAATGTCAAACATTGGAGTAAGCCGCGTTTTAAATATTAAATCTGTTGGTATAAAGCCAGTATATGATTTGCATATTCAGGATGACCATTCTTTTATTGCATCTGATGTGCCAGTTCATAACTCGCAAACATGCCAAGGCTTACACGGTAAAAAGTTTTACTATGACAGATCGGGCCGCAAACCTCTGCCCCCCGCTCATTATAATTGCTTACTTGGGGATACTCATATAAGAACCTGTATCGGGGTTTCTAATATTTTTAAACGGGTTTTCAAAGGCAGCATTATTAATATCAGAACAGAGGCCGGCAGCACCATAAAGATCACCCCAAACCACCCTATACTCACAAGGGCTAGCGGGTGGAAGGCTGCTAAATTCCTTAATGCAGGTGATGAGATTGCTTCTGGCATCGGCATTGAATCTTTCAATGCGGGGGATGATAACGAAAATGAAATGATAACATTTGCCAAGTTCTTTAGTCTTTTTGATATACTTATCGATACGGCTAGGACTAGTAGACCAACCGCCCCCGAAGACTTCCACAGCGATGTTACCGATAGCGAAGTCGATGTTATAAATATAAGCAGCCTTATCACGAGTGCCATAAATTCCTGCATCATTAAGATGTCTGATAACAGTGAGTTCAAATTTTCTATTCTTACTAATATTTTGTCTGATTTGGCGAGTGAAGGAAGCCTTAGTAAGACTACTTTCGCTCTTCTTGCTACCCCTAGCAGCCTGATTAGCTTTTTTAACAAGTGCTTGGCGCTGATAGAAGTCGCACCTATCCATTCTTGCCTGTTGTTGTTCGGAAGGGTTTCTGATGTGAATACTATTTTGCCTGAGGATTGTGAAGATGTTAGAAATACTAACTTTAAAATCAACATGGTCTTTGATTCCTGCAACCCCGATACCAGATTGGTAAACCTCTATAATCTTATCAATTTGATTCTGAGTGAAAGCCCTTTCACTAGAATAAATCCTTTCTATTCCGTATTTTTTACGCAGCCTGCTAACAGTAGTCTGCCCGATGCCAAGATGCTCGGCGATCTGAGCACTAGACATACGCTTGACGGTATAAAGTTCGTGAAGATCATCTCTTGTGATATTGATGAGTTTTCTGGGCATGTTTATAACCTTGAAAATGATTTGAACTGGTATTTATCTAATGGTATTGTAACACACAACTGCCGATCTACCACTTTAGCATTATATGAAGATGAAAGCAGAAACGAAAATGTTCAGAGTTTTAATGAATGGCTAATAGAGAACCCGACAGAAGCTAGGCAGGCTTTGGGTGATAGCAGATATAGACTGGTGACGGATGGTAGGGTCAGAATCGAGCGGTTCACTGATTTACAGGGTAATAGATTAACATTGGAGCAGCTTAGAAAACAGAATCCGCAGGCTTACAAAAGGGTGTTAGGCGATGACTAAAAAAAGATCAGACGTTGAATTAGCATTAAAAAAGATACAAAAAGAAAATATTGAGATTAGTAAATCTATTAAAAAAAGGGAATTTGCTATTGCTAAAAAAAAGGGTCACTTAGTTAAAACTCAAAAACCAGTTAAACCAGTTAAACCAGTTAAATTGCAAAAAACCACTATCGAGGGGATGTAAAATGAATTTAAAAAAAACAGTAAAATCTTTAAATGAAGTCGATGAGAAATTCCATGATCTATATAAGGAATCGGATGAGGGCTTTAGTCTAATCATTAATGTAGAAAGCGGAACTAGTGAAGATACTACTGGCTTAAAAAATAAAAACCGCCAGTTACTGACTAAATTAAATGATCAAAAAGCGGCACTCGAAGAATACAAGCGCAAAGAAAGCGAGCTAGAAGAAAAGCGCATGATTGAAAATAATGAATTCGATGCGTTCAAAGAATCATTGACCAAAAAATATGAAGGTGAGATTAATCGATATAAGGAAAAGGTCGAAAGTCTAAACGATATCATTAAAGGGTCAATGATAAGCGAACAGGTTGCATTAGTTGGTGGGAAGTTATTTGGTGAAGATGCTGAGATATTCAAAGCAATCATTGAAAGCAGGTTTCACGCGCATGAATTAAGTGAAGGCGGCTATCAAATTCAAATCAAGGATGCTAACGGTCACCCTAACCCAAATATGACGGCAGAACATTTGATTGACGAATTAAAAGCAGATAGCAAATTGAGCAAATTTATAGTTGGTAGACAATCAACTGGTTCTGGCGCAAATCCTTCTGCCAATAGTGGCGTAGGTGGCGGTGAAGCTGAATTTGAAAAGTATTTCACACCACATGACCCTTTATTTAGCCCGATGAGACAGGCAGAACTAGCGGACCGCGATCCTGAGATGGCTAAAAGATTACGCGATAAGCATTTAAGCGTTAGTAGTCTTTATCAAGTTAAACAGGTTAGTAAACATAACAGGTAATATTTGATGATCAATTTTTTAACTGAAGAAGATTACAAAAAACTAGCTAACATGATTGCTGCTTTAAGTGAAAGGGTATCAGCTATTGAGGGCAACCCAGTGTTGCAACCTGATCCTGCAGGTGCCACTGATCCTGTTGATTACGTTGATTCCGTTGATCCTGTTGATCCTGTTGATACTGTTGGTGATAGAAAAATCTATTCAGTTAAAACTATTGATGAATTTGACCGAGTACCTTGGCTTACATTAGAGGCAGGTGATACGGTAAAAATATATCCTTTGCCACATGGCGGAAAATATAACCGATATGCTCAGATCAGGGGCGTTGGTACTGAAGATAATAAAATAACGATAGAAGGCGTTATTGTTGACGGTAAAAAACCTATCATTACGTGTTTAGATGCAGGGGCTGTTTATGATCTTAATTATCAAAACTGGGACGCCTTCAAGTGGGTGATAGGTGGGGGTTCATTTATATTGTATAGAGATAAAAATGACCCTTACGAACACAAACCCAAGCATATAACATTCAAAAACCTAGATATGGAAGGGGTCAATTACCTTGGTTCAGATGGCTTATATGTCAACTATTTAGAAGGTAAATTCCGTACTTGGGACAAGTCGCACAGCCCATTTTATATCCCTTCTGGGGGCGCAGAAAATATAATCATACAAGGATGCCACATAAAAAATTACGGTAATGGATTTTTCTGTAATAGTGTGGAAGGTAGGATAACTAAAGATTTGCTTATCGACAGCTGCATATTTGAACTTAATGGAGTTATTGGCAGCGACAAGCAGCATGGCTTATATGTTCAAGCCTTTGGTGCAACTATAAATAATTGTGAAATACGCGCAAATATTAAAGGGTCACTTGGAAGCGCATTTAAAGATAGGAGCGCAGGTTTAGTTTTCACAAATAACATTGTATGGTCTGGTTCGCGTGTCATGGATTTAGTTGATACTGACGCTATCAGATCATTTGGTGAATTTGGCTTAGATCATTATGACGATGCTTTAGTAAGGGGATGCAAGTTTATAGTTGATCCCGAGGACGAAGATTCGCAGGGTCACTGGGCAGGCGTGATATTTCACTGGGGCGGTGATAATGGCGTATTTGATGAAAAATTATTTAGATCAACCGCTAGAATTGGCAGATTGACAGTAGAGTTTTGCAAGATATATATAAATAATAGCAATTCATATCGTTCAGTTTTGTTTCAGCAAACAGAAGATGATTGCAATGTTTTAGCGATTGGTCTTGATATCGAAGTAGCTAATACTAGGCTATTGTTGAATGACTCAATGGGTAGTGTCACGTTTCAAGAATCTGAATTAAAATCAAATATGCCAGTTTATTCAGATAGAAAAGATGAGCTAGGGTCACCCGTCACCGATGTAAATACCTATGGGTTGGAAGTAATTAATGTCTAACGATATAACCTACTGCAATGCCTTTTGTGCTAATAAATTGTGCAGAAGGCATATAGCAAGGGCAAAATCTAAATATATTTGGTTATCTGATTTTAGTACAGAGTGCCCCGATTATGTTTTAGATAATAGTGAAGCCGATGAGAGTATTATCAAGACGATAGACAAAGATTTGCATTGACTCAAAAGGCCCCAAATCTTAGCTACGGAAATGGGGCAATAATTATAATTTTGACTAGTCCTACTCAACATAACATGTTTAGCTAAAATTGCATATATTTGACAATATTATGATGCTAAACTAAACTGATCACAGGTTATACACAAATCAATCTGACCCCGAGGGGGTCACTCCTTAATGTTAGGCGTTAGGGCTCGATTAATTAAATTTAAAGAGGTCTAAAATGGCTACGACAAATCTAGCTGACTTGGTACAACGCACCGAATTTCAATCTGCTGCTTTATTAGCATCAATTCGTAAATCTGTATTCTGGCAATCAGGGCTAGTTGTTTCTGATGATGAATTACAAAGACTAGCTAAAGCTGATGTAGGCGCAAGTTTTGAATTCGATTATTTTAACGATCTTGCTGACAATGAAGGCAATGTTTCTGATGACTCAGCCACACTTGCAACTCCTGACAATATCACCACTGGTACTGATCGCGCTCAAATGAATTTCAGAAACCGTGGGTGGGGTGCCAAGAATATCACTAAAAGTCTATCTGCATCTGGCGACCCTATGGAAGCTATTGCTTCGCGAGTTGGTGAGTATTGGGCGCGTCAAACCGATTTAACTACCTTATCTTTAGTCAGGGGCATATTTGCTGATAACGTGGCCAATGATGCTTCAGACATGGTTAATGATCAAACTGATACAGCTATTTCATTAAATATGATTCTTGATACGCAGCAAACTATGGGCGATGCACAGGATGTATTAGGCACGATGATTTGCCATTCTGCTGTTAGAACAGCGTTACGCAAATCTGGGGTCACAGATAAAATATTCAGTGATTCTGGTGAATATTTATATGAATCATTATCAGGTTTACGCTTAGTTGTTACTGATAGCGTTCCAACTTCAGGTTCAAACTTCACTTCTTATATTATTTCTGGCGGTCAAATCGGATACGGTGAAGGTATTCCGAAGCGTCAAGAAGAAGTCCACTGGTCGCCTTCTACTGGTAACGGTGCAGGTGAAGAAACTTTATGGTCAAGACGTAACTTTGTATTGCATCCGTATGGTTTTAGCTTTACTGGGGCGAGTGTTGCATCTACTTCACCAACTAATGCAGAGCATGAATTAGCGGCAAACTGGAACAGAAACGTTGAAAGAAAACGTGTAGGTTTTGCGAGCCTAGTGTCTGCCGTGTAGAAATAAAGTTGATCTAGTATATCAACTAGCCTATAGCCTAGCCCTTAAAAATAGGGTTAGGCTATGCAGTGGCACTAGCTCAGGTCAGCAATATAAATCCTACAG